GCATGGTGTTCTCCTTAACAATATTTCTTAGACATACCGCCAGACTTCATGCCCTTGCTGCCAGACATAACAATCTGAGTGCCCTTGGTTTTGCCTTTTGAGGCTACACCGTCTTTGCTTGGGGCTGCAGTTTTAACGCTGCCCATACCGGTCATACCACCAGTAGCCATCTTTTTCATTCCGCCTTTATTCATGCCCATCATGCCGGTTTTAGCCATAGGGGTGGGCTTTTTCATGCCGTCCTTAGCCGTGCTCATGCCGGGTTTCATTGTTGGCTTACCCATCGCAGAAGGCTTTGCGTCCTTCTTTTTAGCCATCATTGCCATAAATCCGGGGTTCATCTTGCTTGCCATAGTTCCGCCTTGTTTAAACAGTGCCTTATTACCATGATTGGTTTTTGGCTGGTTTGCTACTTGTGAATCAGCGCGGGTTCCCGTACTGAACTTTTTGCCCTTATCTGCGGCAGTGAATTCCTTGCCCACGGATTCAGGGATACCAAGCCGTTTTGAGGCGGCAGGATCATTGGCGACCATCGCCATAAGATTGTGTTGTGCTTTGCTCTTACTTGGCATCACCGTCCCGCTTGAATAAGCTGGTCAATCTTTGCCTCAAGGCGATTGAAACGTTGGTCAATGTGGTCTGTAATGCGTTGAATTTCTGCTTGAGTAACGTAATCACGTGCTACCTCCTCGCGTGTAATATTTAGAAGGCGTTCAACACGTTTAATGTCTTCGCCTACGTCTTTAACTTGGTTGAGTTTTTCTCTAATAAACAACCCAAAACCGCCCATTACGACGGATAGAACTGCCGACCAAATAAGGCTTGCTTCCATTAGCACATCCTTCCCTTGGTCTTGCCCTTCTGGGCTACACCGTCGGCTGCTGTTACATATCCACCATCTGCGCAGTTCCACGCTCTAAGACTCTTGTTAATCCTAGAGTTCGGGTCGTTCGCTGTTTTTGCGGATGTCAGTTTCTTTTTCATCCCACTCATGCGGGCGCAGAAAGAGTCGCGCCTTGATCCGCCCTCTGGTTGAGGCGGTTTCAAGTTGTGACCTTCTCTCTTCGCAGAGGCTCGGCCCTTGGCGTTCAGGCCGCCGTTGGGGTTCTTGCCTTCTTTGCGTGTCCATGCGGGACTAGCCATAAAACACCGTAATTTTTGCGCCAGTTGGCAAAGTTACGTAGACATCCGTGTAAAACAAAATACCCTCGCCGGGAATAATGTTTGCAAATGGGTTGTTTGTGTTAGCAGGAACATTAAATTGAAGGCGAATAGTGCCGCTAGAGCCGCCATCGGTAAAAATAATATCCCCAGCAGTGCCACCGGACAGGCATTGATAGCCTTTAACCCGGACACGCCCAGTAACCATAGTGCCACTAGCTTCAACGTGCGTCGCTAAAACGTCGGTTTGCATCATAATCAATCTCCTTGTTTAAAAACAAGGGGCCGAAGCCCCTAGGACTGATTAGTCAAAGTTACCGTATGGGTAAGTTGTGCTTGTACCGATGTTGCCATCAAGCTGTGTATAACGAACTGCCATGCTGAACGTGCCTGCTGTAATAGTAGACAACACACCGCTTGAACCGCCTGTGTAGGGGATGGTGATCGTCAAAACAACTTGAGACAAGACGTTGCTGTTAGGGCCAGAGCCTTGTGCTGGAGTGTAGGTTACGTCTGCACTGGTTGATTGGCAAGACAACAATTGAGCACCAGTCTGAGCCACGGTGTTGCGGCCTGTTGCAGCGTTCATGGTAGTGATACTGCCGTATGTGGTTGTATCAAAGTTATTACCAATCTTGCCAGTTACAGTGCCAGCAGTACCAGCGCTCAAAGTGATTGCTACGTTGGTGTCAATGAGGATGTCATTGATGGTAGAGCCATAAGGCACATACATAACGATACCGCGATACAAAGTACCTGTGGTAGTAGAAACTGTGTCAGCAGTGATGGTTGCTGCTGTTGGTGGATATGCCGTAGATGGCGTGTAAACGGTTGCGTTTACGTTAGGAATACCGTTGCCGTTAACAAACTGACCAGAAACACCGCCGTAACCAGCAGTTGCGTTTGTTGTGTTTGTTAAAACAACGTTAGTGTCTTGAACAAGCTGCATGTAACCTACGTTACGCAGTGGACCAAAACGGTTATCGCCAGCTAATACTGGGCCTTCAAATGTGGAACGTGCCATGACAAAAAGTCCTTATGCAAAAGTGCTTTTACCGATCGTTGCATCGTCTGCTGGGGCAGTGGTGGTAAAAGCGGATCACCCAGATGTTTTAAATATAACCTATGTTGCGTTTAAACACAACAAAAAAGGGGGCTTTTGACCCCCTTTTTTTTAGTAAGAACCAGAAGATGCGTAAACACCTAAAGGATCAGACCAGCCGAACGAATAACGCTCACGTGACTTGTAACGCACGTTGCCGGTATCAAAGTCGCCGTCCATGCTGTTTTGCAGCGGTGTACGAACGAAGTGCTTCAAACCGTTAGGCACGTCAGTTGTCAAGAACCAAGCACTGGTATCTGTCAAGAAGTGGTTGATAGACCAGCCTTCAGGGATAGAGCCATTGTTCTCAATTGCGTTGATGTCGTTGTTGTTAGTACCAACGCGGAGTTTGGTCTCTAACAAACGAGTAGCAACGAACTGGAGTGCTGGTGGGATGATCAACTTCTTGGGCTTTGCAGCGATCAAGAGGCCACGCTCGTCTGTCCAAGCAGCGATAGCAATAACGGCGGCTTCTAAAGAAGTCTCGTTAAGGTCGGTTTGCACAGATGGAGTGTTTCCGTTGACACCACCGTTAACCAAGGGGTGATTAGCAGAGAACAAAGGTTGACCGTCGCCGCCAACGTATTGGGCAGAGAAGCCATTGTTCAAAACTGAAGCAGCCTTGACTTGCTTGGTGTAAGCCATAGCACGGGCCAAACCTTTGGTGTAACGAGCAGACAAGCTGTCGTACAAGTTGTCTTCAATCGCTTCTTCAGTGATTGAGAAACCCAAAGCAATGGTCTCATGGTTATAGCGAGTAGTCCATGCCTCTTGAGCATTGTCATAAGCGATGGCAGAGCCTTCGTTCTTGACAGGTGCGGCAGAGAAGCCAGACAGTTTGGTCTCTTCTTCAAAAGAACGCTCTGAGGTTTCGGTTTCATAAATCTCTTTATGTTCCTCACCATAACGGGCGTACTCTAGGCCGAACAGTGCGTTCAAGCCGGGAAGGAGTTCTTTAAGTAGTTGTGCGCGTGAAATAGCCATTTTAAATTACTCCTTAAGCAATGCTAGTGGCAGCGTAGTACTGGTGTTGACCAAAATTGATCTTAACCAGCAACTCTGGATACTGAGCAAACACAAGCGTAGAGCTAGCAGCAAAAGCTGTAACCGGGGCTTGGTTCAAGATGAACGAAGTTGCACCAGCAGCGGCTGCTGTGTCAACAAACGAACCCGAAGGGATGTACTGACCATTAGCAGCAAGTGAACCAACGTCTGTACCGACAGGCAATGCGTAAGGCAAAGCGGAGCAGGTAACAGTAGCGGTAGAGATGCTGGTGTAGGTGGCAGTACCCAAGGTGACAACGGTGTCAGGCACTAAGCCCAAAACACGGATTGGCAACGCATCGGTAGTATCTGGCGTGTTAGTGGGAGCCAACAAAGAGTTGAGCGAGTCGCCAGTGTTCACGTTACCAGTGGTGTTGTTGATCATTGCCAAGTTTTGACCGATCATGGCGCGAGCGCCAGAAGCAACAGTAGTACCAGAAGAACAAACGACAGCTTTAAACACTGTGTCAGGATCATCACAAACAATAGCAACTGCATCACCAGCTAGCGTTGAAGCGGGCCAGTATTGAGCAAATTGTTTTTGCTTGGTGGTTGGGTTTGTGTAAGAACAACCCAAGAAGACGCCAGTAAGAGTACCAAGAGTACCAGTACTAACACCAATACGCGCAATATTTCCACGGCTCAATCCAACGAAATCGCCATAAAAAATATTAGTTGCGTATCCATAAGGGATCGCATATTCACGGGTAGAACCCGCAAACACTTGACCACCGATCAGATTGATCGGCTTTAGGCCGTATGGGGCCGAAACAACGGGGTAAGCCATTTAGGACTCCTTAAAAATAATTAATAACCTGACCCAAACGAGACTTTAGTTGTCTTTTCAGAAAACTTCTTCATGTTTGGATGACTGTCTTTCATAAAGCTGTTGTCCACTGATTCCATGTTTGCTTTGTTCTGGGACTCGTAATACTCAGCACGTTGACCCAAGAACTCTGCCGGAATGCGGCATAACAACAGCCCGCCGACCTCAATGTTGCCTTGAAAGCGTCCATCTTCTACGGCGTGCATCATCATTTCCGGATACTCTTCTGCTTTGCAAGGCTCATAACCTTCGCGGAAACTAGAAGAAATATTTTTGGCGTCTGCAGAACCCATCATGCTTACACGCACCCAACGATGTTTCCATCCGGGGCGGTCATCAGGGCTAGGCAAACCTTCCGGGCGACTCCATCGCTCAGGGCGACGCATTTGTTGTGTACGACTACCAGCTTCGCGTGGTTTACGTGTTTGAGCTTCGGTCATCCTGCGTTCCTTTCAATGAGTGATACATGTCTTGCGTATTCTTCTGGAGTAACACCAAGTTTTCTCGCCAGAGATACCTGACGTGGGTCCAGTTTGATACGTGAAGGTGGAGTACTGCGAGTTGCGGGAGCAACTACAGAACTCATGCGGCGCGGAGGAGTGGCCTCTTCTGCCATTGTTGACGTCTTTCTTTGAGGTTCGTCATTTTCCTCGGCTATCCCAAATTGCTCTGGGAAGCGTTTGCGAATGGTCCTATCGATTGTTTTGAAATAATCTTCGGAACCAATGTAGTCAGAACCATACTGCTTTTGTAACTTTTTGTCAAGTCCCATTGCAGCCATAGTCATTTCTTCGTCCACTCCAAACCATTCTGAGTTGTTTTCAACCCATTGTTTAGTGCGTGGGTTTGTATTGGACTGTTGGCGGGGCGGCTCTGATGGCTGAGAAACAATAGGCGTCATGGTCTCGGCCTTGTCTAGCCTGAGAGATGCCTTCGTTACCTCTACCTGTGCTTCTGCAAAAGCATCAGCGTCACCGTCCTCAAAAGCCTTTTGTAACTTCTTCTTGGCGTTGTCCAACTGCAGTTCTGCGGTGGATTTGTTTTGCTCAATGAAGACTTTACTGCCGGACTCCAATTGGTCTTTGAGGCGTTTGTTTTCCTCATAGACGCTCTTGGCAAAGGCTTCCGCCTCTTCACGTTCACGCTGTGCGGCCTTACGGGCGCGGCGTTCATTGTGGTAGTTGTTGGTGTATTTCTTGAGTTTATTGCGGACAGTCTCGTCGTACTGCGCAAGTTCTTCATCGGTTGGGTCTTCTGACTCAGCCTTTACTTGCGGTTTCTCTTCGGTGTCCGTATCAATCTCTAACTCCTGCTGAACAGGGGTTTCTTTCTCTTCGTCAGGGAATGTAAATTCCTCGCCTTTGTACTCTGTTGCCATGTGTGCTCCTTATGCAGCGCGTTGAATGCCACGGGGGTCTTCCACGGTTGCCTCAACCGAGTCATCATTGATGATGCGGAATTCGCGACCATGAATCTTCAGGCGGGTGCCTGAATTTGGACGGACGATGACAAAGTCACCAACCTTGCAAGAAGGACCGTTAGGGAAACGGCTCTTGTCTGTATAGGCATCAGGACCCAACTTGACGACAAAAAGTACAGGCGTTAAAACCTCTTCGTAATGCATCGTTTTGGAATCTTTGACTAGACCTACCTCACTATCGGCATATTCCTCCATAGCCTCTGGTACTACGCAGAGCAGGTGGAATGTCTTAGGATCGGGTAGCTGTTTGGCCTTTTCCTCTGCAGTCCTGTTAAGGACGCCGGACAGGTCCACAGCGGACACGTCAAATTCACTCATCGGATTTCTCCATTCTTTCTACAAGGTCGTTGATGGACTGATCTGCAAGGCTTAGACCCCGAATTACCCCGCAGACGTTCTTATATTCCGCGTAATCTGCTGCTCTTCCCGTTGAGATAAACATTGCCTGTTCATCACGCAGGCGGGCTATCTCTTTCTGAATGTGGGAAAGTGCTCGGATTACGTCGCTCATTTATTTCCTCTTTGATTTCGGCTCTTAGCCAACTC